CCCCAGTGGCTGTGGAACGCCTCCTACTGTGGCTGTGCGTGTGCTGGCGTGTAGCTTGATTTCCGTGCCTGCACTCGCCCCGTCCAGGTAGAACTCCCTGGTGTACCTCCTGTTGAGTGGGTGTGCCTCGTCAATGTCGCTGAACACTCCCCACTCCAGGTCTGTGCCGTAGTTGGTCGAAATCTTCAGGAGGTCGTAGTCGTCTTTGGGGTAGAGTGTCAGGTCAAGTCCTGCCATGACCACAGGTCTAGTGTGGTGCTCATGATATACATTTGGGACTACCATCACGTCGTGGCCTCTACCAACGATGTTAAAGAACCTGTTGCTCACGCCCTCGAACACCCTCGGCTGATATCCCTGGTAGTTATCATTTCCCACCCCTGTCTCCGACTCATCCAGGGTTGACTCCACAATCTTGAGTATTTCCTGTGTGTTAGGCAGGTGTGCAGTGGCTTGCTTGCCACCCTGCAGCATCAAGTCAGTGATTACCAGTTCCCCGTAGAACTTCTCGGCAACTACCTTAACCTCGAATGACTTGACCTTCTTCCCCTCCTCGGGTTGGAACACCTGCAGGTACCTCACGAACTCACCCATCTACATCACCCACCTTATCTCCGATGGATGGCCGTTCCACTCGGTTGGTATGCTCCCACCCTGCAGCATGATGTCGGTGATGAATACGGTTCCCGTGAACCTGTAGCCAACCAATCTCACCTTGACACTGACGACCCTCTTATACGTGTCTGCAGGTATTACCTCGTATTCCCTCATGCCTTCCACCTCCTATGTGAGTGGCAGGAACTGGGTCTCAGTGCTGCCATCCTCATATTCTATCTCCACCTCTATGCCTATCTTGGTGCCCCCAGTCTTCTCCACTCCAGTTACGTCGGCCTCGAAACTGATTGTGAAGTTCTCACGGTTGGATGGGTACACCACCTGTTCCATATACTTCTCCTGGCTTGGGTCCCCCACACACTTGAAACTTGCCGTCCCTGTCTTACCTTGGGTGGCGTCAATCTCCCACCCTACATTGCTCCAATGTGAGAACCCATCATCTGCTCTACTGTTCATCAAGTAGTTGAATACCATCAGGTTCAGCATGTCAGTCTTGTCTATAGTGTCTGCTGACTCTAGCTGTCCTGCCACGTCCCTAACACTGTCTAATAGGTCTCTCAGGTCTGGACTCTTGGCACTAAGTTCAAGGTCGCTGTCCCATGGCTTGATTACGTTGTACTCCCACCTGACTATCCTAGTCTTGACGAATATACCCAACTCCTTGTCGTAGGTGGTTACCAGGTCTCCCAACTTGAACACCTCGTGACTCAACCCTGTCTGGAATGACAAGTCAGAAGCCTTTACAATGTAGCTCTCTCGTGGCTTGGATATCTCTGCCAATATCTCCTCAGCCTTCTCCTTCAGGTGGAACGGGTTGGTGAACCTCTCGTCGTGGAAAATCTTTACCTTAACCTTGTCGGTGTACTGGTAGTTCTCCACATACTCCCTGCCCTGGTTGACGTCGCTGATTGTCAGCCTGTTCTTCCCGTATGGGTAAAGCTTGGTGGCTAGCTCCTCGGTGGACTGCTCTGCCTCTATGCTTCTCATGTTCTTTCCTGTTACTATTGCCACTCCTGGGTCTCCACCCACTCTAGTTCTTAGGTGGACAACCCGTCTGTCGGTGTCGAACTCCAGTTCGCCACCCCATATCTCTGGAACCTCCCACAGTGCAGATAGCCTGTTGGTTAACTGCTCGTCTACCGTGAAGTCCCTCCTGTTAACCAACTCAACGTCACCCAGGCTCCAGCCCGTTCCTGCCAGAATTGCCTTCATGACTGTTTGTGGATACTCATTCGTCCACTCAACCGTGCCTGTCATAGGCTCACTGTACTTCAACTCGTACCAGGACGCCTCACAGTACACCTCCATGTAGATACTGCCACTCTCAGGTCGGATTATGTTACACCTCCTGATGACATACTCCCTGTCAGTAACCCTGATGTATCTCTCGTTCTTGATGTAGGTGTGCTTGTCGTCGCTGAACGGTAACGTGAATGTCAGTGTGTGCTCCCCGTTAATCTCCTCGGCTATAATGGTGTCCCGTGCATTCTCCAGAACTGCCAGCACCCTCCTGCCCTCGTCCAAAACCACAGGTCTTGCCTTAGCCAAACGCTCGTAGAAGTTTGGAACGACAGGTACAAGGTCGGCACTGTCGTTGTACCTGACCTTGCCAACTCGGTTATATCTGATTGTGTTGAGTTGGTTGTACCTAATCATTACTCCTTCCTCCTCACGAATATTGCAGGTAACGCCTCACGTGTTTCTGCATCTAACATAGTTGCACCTGTTGGGAACGGGTTCCTCGGTGTGCTTGAGCTGTAGGTTACGCTCGTCCTATATGCCACGTAGCTCTTAGCTGGGTTCCAGTCGGTGGCAAACGCCATCAACGTGCTGGTCTTGACACCCTGACACCCCTGCTTACCGTCACTGTGGAACCCTACCCAGTAGAGTCCAGGTTCCAACGTGAAGTTCAGTTCACTGTAGACTAACCCTGCACTCCCCACCCACTTGTGGACTGAGTACTCCAATTGCCCAGGGTAACAGTTCCCGTTGTCCTTGTACACCAACAACCACATACCTCCCCCACCTGGGGTTAAGTTGTTGGCACCAATACAGTCGAAGGTGATTGTCTCTGGAATGAACAGTGGCAGGAGGATTATCTCGTGTGCTAGTTGCTCCATCCCACCCGTGCCCCTGTAACTGGCTCCAGAACCAATTATAGCTGGGGTACGGTACTGTCCTGGTACGTAGATAGGGAATGGTAGCGTGAACCCTCCTCCACCACCTCCTTGGTTCTGCTGCAGGTCTTCAATGTCTAGTCTGTTGGTCTCCACCTGGGAAGCCAATTCAGACTCTCCTGTCAGGTGGGTGAAGTCTGCCGTGATTACGTCTTCAGGTGCCTGCTGCACATGAAACACCACTGCCCCGTACCCTGCATATAACACGTACTCACCTGGGTCTACCGTGGTACCGTTCCTCTTAACTATGGGCGTCGGAGAATTAACCCAACTCCCCACGTTACTCTCATATATCCTATACTGCAGGCTCACGTCGTCCTGGTCGGCTACTGGTGTCAACACGTAGTCACTCTTGGTCGTAGTCTGGTACCCCAGGGTATCCTCGACTCTGTTAACTGCCTTGGCAATTCCGTTGATATGTGCCGATATTAGACTGTCTGCAGTGCCTAACTTGGTAAAATCTGACTTAGCCATGTTTATCCCTCCTTTACAACCACCTGCTCCTGCAGGTCATCTTGACTGTATTAATGCTATCCCCTGCTACTTTGAAGTTGTTTAAGCCTGGTCTTGTCTGCAGAAAGTTCAGTGTTGATAGATAGTTGATTGCACTTCTACGCTCACCTTCTGCATCCTGCACATAGGCTGTCATCCAATTGCTGTCTATGGCTAACGTATCACCGTGGGCAAGCCCACCAGTGTAGTCCATTGTCTCACCGTTCAAGGTTATACTTACCTGCCCACTGATTGCTCCAGTTATCTCAATGATAGGCTCACTCTCAACAGTGCCTTTCCTGTTGAAGTCGTGTGTGCCTGCTCCCTGGAACTCAAACACGTCGTCTTCCACTGCATACCAGAAAGGTTCTGGACAGAAGAAACTTAGTGTTGCTTCCCCATGAGTTGCCAGTGTTGGCAGAGGAGACTCACCTGTAAGGATAGCCATAATATACTTGTCTGGCTCGTCTGTGAAGATGAGTCTCTTCGGCTCATTCTTATGCAGTGCTGCTGCAATCTCACGTCTACGTTCATGGAGTAGGTGTATTGAGTCTTCAGAAACAACCACCTGGACAGGTAGGGTGACAGGCTCGTGCTTCTTGTACATGAACAGAACCCCGTGCCTGCCCTCGACGTCGACTAACTCCAGTGTTTGACCTGGCATAATTGGTCTCTGGATATCCCTGATGAACATTAGCTCCCCCAGGTCAACCCCGTCGTATATAATCATTACCCCTACCTCCTTCCTCTTGCACTGTCTCTACTGTGTTGCTGTCTCATTAGGTTCTTACTGATGTGTGGCGTGGTGGCTCGTGCAATCTCCCTGCTGTCTAGGTAGATTGGCACCTCAACCACGAATACCCCACCGTCTGCACCTGCTACTGCAGGTGTGCCCATCCTGCTGGCTATCATCTCGGCTAGTTTACCCAGAACGGTCTCATTCAGTGGGATAACTGCCTCGTCGTACCTACCCTCACCGATAACTGCAGGTGTCGGATTGCCACCCTTGATAAATCCACCTCTGGCTAGGTAAGGTATCTTAGGAATGTTGAAACCTATGGTACCTCCACCTTTACCACCTATAAGTGGAACCCAATCAGGTACCTTAGGTATCTTAATCTGCACCTTGTTCAAGGCTCCTATCAGTCCATTGATTATACTGATAATTCCATTCACAGGTGCTTTGATGAACCCTACGATTGCCTCCCATACAGACTTGGTGGTGTTCTTAATGCCATTCCATATGCCAGTAATCTTGTCCTTAATCCAGTTGAATGCTGTGCCTATGGCATTCTTTATACCATTGACGATACCTGTAATCACACTCACGATACCGTTCCAAACCGTGCTGGTAACATTCTTTATGCCATTCCAAACGTTGTTAATAACGTTCTTGACTACTTCAAGTGCCTTGTTGAATATCTGCTTGATGTTCTCCCAGGTGTTGATGAAAAACGCTTTTATCTCATCCCAGTGGGTGATGATAATCCCAATTGGGTGGTACTTCATGAACAAGTCTATGATGAAACTCAGTGCTGCATTGAAGATGTTCTTGATACCTTCCCAGATACCAGTGAAGAAATCAGCAATTGCCTGGAATACTGACGTAACCGTCTCTTTGATACCATTCCAGATACCAGAGAAGAAGTCAGATATGGCTGTCCATACAGTCGTTGCTACGTTCTTAATACCTTCCCAGATACCTGTGAAGAAGTCGGCTATCCCCTGGAATATACTCATGGCTGTCTCCTTAATCCACTCCCAGCTATCAGATAGCCACTGACTCACGGTATCCCAGTTCTTCCATAGGAGCACTATTGCAGCAATCAACGCCATGATTGCCACCACTATCCAGGTGATTGGGTTTGCTAGGAGTGATGCATTAAACAGATTGCTCACTGCCGTAACTGCACTCCATGCTGCCTTCAACTTGCTGAATATCCCGATTATGGTTCCCACTACCCCCACTATCTTACCTAAAATCATGAGAACTGGTCCAACTGCTGCTACAACCCCCAGTATGGTCAGTATGGTCTTCTTGGTGTTATCGTCTAGCCCTGCAAACCACTCAATCAAGTTACTTATCTTCTCCCCGAAGCTCTGTACCAGGGGAATTATTGTGTCCTTAATGATGGGTGCCAACTGTTCTCCCAGTTGTATCAGGATACCTTCTGTCTGGGAAGCTAGTGCCCTGAACGCACCTGCCACGTTGTCTTCCATGGTTGCAGCCATTTCCTCAGCTGTTCCACTGGAGTCGTACATGGCCTGCTCCAGTTCCTTGTACTTCTCACTGCCCTGCTCCAGCATGATGTTGGCACCCCTAATGGACTGCTCACCGAATATGGCTCCAAGTGCAGCGTCTCTCTGTGCTGTGGTCATACCCTCGGTGGCCTTCTCCACGTCGGCCATTACTGCACCAATATCTCTCATGGAGCCGTCCTGGTTATATAATGCTATATTGGTTCCGTCTATCGCCAGCTTACCTTCCTCGTTGGCCTTCTTCAGGTCTCTGAGCATGGCGTTGAAGGTTGTTCCTGCCATTCCACCCTTGATACCTGCGTTTGCGAACATCCCCAGGACTGCCGAAGTCTTCTGGATATCCATCCCTGCTGCATTTGCAGTGGAACTGGCGTACTTCATTGCCTCTCCCAACTGCTCCACGTTGGTGTTGGTGATGGACTGTGCCTTAGCGAATACGTCTGCTGCCTCCTTGGAACGGTTCGCCTCCATTCCAAACCCACTCATTGAGTCGGTAACAATGTCTGCTGTACGTGCCAAGTCCATTCCACCTGCACTAGCCAGGTTAAGCATATGTGGAGTAGCTTCAAGTATCTGGTTAGTGTCGTATCCAGCAAGTGCCAGGTAACCCATGGCGTCTGCTGCATCACTAGCACTGTGTGCAGTCTCGGCACCTAGTTTCTTGGCTAGCCCCCTAAGGTCATCCAACTCCTTGCCCGTTGCACCTGATAAGGCTTGCACCTGTGACATACTGTCGTCGAACTTGGCAACGGTCATGACTGCTGCAGTCCCAACCCCCACCAGTGGTGCCGTAACGTTCTTGGACAAGCTCTTGCCCGTGTCGGACATTGCCTTGCCTGCATTCTTGAAACTCTGCTCAAGGTTCTTGGTTGCCTGCCCTCCACTCTTGCCAATGTTCTCTAGAACTCCACTGGCTTGGTCAACTGCCTTGACTATAATCTCCATGATATTTGCCATCTACTCTCACCCCCTCCTTCTGGCTTCAACCATTCTCTTCAATGTGTGGCTGTCTCCCTCCCCCTGGGTTCCAGGTGGAACCTGGTTGGAGGAAGACTCACCACTCATGTGGTTCAACGCCTCCACGAAGAACTCTGTCTGTAGTGGCGTCATGTCCACCTGGGACTTACTAAACGGTATCCCTGCCAGGTGCATCTGGATTATCCTCTGCCCCTCCTGTGTCCTGGCGAAAGGAACGGGCTTGCTCGCTTGCCTCCTCTGTTACTCCTGAAATCTCGAACACGAACTCGGCAATTTCTTCTACCACACCCACAGGTCTCAGTTGCTTAACCTCGTCGACTTCCCAGGTCTCCCCGTTGACGCTTAGCCCCCAGGCAACTGCCTTAGCCCTTGCCTCGAACTCCAGCATTTGGATTTCCTTGGAGTCAATAACCACCTGCAGGTCTCTCTGCATGCTCTTTATGTCGAAGTTCCCCTTGTTGTCGAACCTTGGGGAACCTGTTATCTTGGCTCCACTGCCTCTCATGGACTCAATCTCAGCCCACTCACCTTCTGTCAGTGGTCTGACGTCCAATTCACCACCCAGTGTCTCGAAGTACTGGGTTCTTACCTGGCTGGCACCCTTCAGAATGTCAGCCTTTGTTAACTTAGCCATTAGCCCTCACCTCCAACGTCGTCGATTAGTGCCACGTACACGTCTGTGGTAACAGGTGTGGTGCCATCCTTCAGCATTACCTCATCCATGTAAATCTTTGCTTCAATCTCCTGCACCAACTCATCCCTACCTGACGGTTGAATGTCTAAGCCTGTGTGAATTGCTCTTGGTAGCAATAGGCTCATCCCCTTACCGTCTCCAGCGTCGAAGTTGAATTCCATACTGTACTCCTCGGCTCCCTTGTCACTTGGTCCAGTTTCACTACCCCAGAACTTCTCAAGCTGTTCTGTGTTCTCGAAGAACATGGACGTGGATAGGGTTACCTCCCTACCTGCTGCAAGTAACTTTCTTGGGTACCTGCTCCCGATACTCCTGCCTGCTGCAGCGTCTATACCATTGTTGATGGTCAGCGTGAAGCTCTTGACGTCTGCAGATATGTCACTGTCGTTCATCTTGGCAGAAACCTCGTAGAACGCCAACGGGTAGTCGTCGGGTAGTATCAACTCGTGCTGTTGCTTGAGAACTCCCTTGCTATCCTTAACTGACACCAACTCTGCAGTCGCCTGACAGAAACTGTCCTCAACGCTTATCTCCAGGCTGTTAATCTTACACCCTGCAAACACGTGCTCGAACACGTCTTTTCCTAGCCTTGCCGTAAAGCTTGGTAGGTCGGTGCTGTCACTGGCGTATATCTCGTGTAGGTTCTCCTCTCCTGTAAACACGTATCCACCCAACGCCCACTTCAGTAACCACCTGATGGTGCTGATATCAAACGCATAAACAATGTTCCCACCTGGGGAATAGAACCCAGGTCTGTGCATTCTGGCTCCCCTGCCCATGCTAGACTCGAAGTCCAGGTGACTGTCAGATGGGGTATCCAGGGACGCACTTGCTATATCAACGTGAAACTCTGCCTCCTTAGGCTCGGCAAACGTTGTCTCTTCTGCCAAACCCAAATATCTTAGTATCTGTGCCATGTTTACTCACCTCCAAATATTATGGCTCCAGGATTGTGAAGAGTACCTCAACGGTTGCTGCTGCCCCGTGTAGGGAACCCTGCTGGNTGTTTGGTCCACCAGCCTCGAACCGTAGGCTCTTTGTNTCCTGGACAAATCTTCTTAATCCTAGTGAACGGTCTCTCAGTACAACGCTCCTAGCCTTGGCTGTCAACTCNGTTGCCAACCTGTACCCTNCTTCAGGGTCATCATCCTTAACTGTAACCACCAGTATCACAGGCAACCTCCACTGTTCTGCCAGTGTCCTGGGTGAAGCCTCAGCCCTGGCAACGTCTGTAAAAACGAACACGGAAGGTGGCTCTGGCTTGGGTCTAGTCTTATCCCCACGGATAACCGTTTTAACCTCTTCCAGCAATCCCCCTTCCGTGACTTCTGCTTCAATTGCCCCCACTATAGCATCAAGTATCTGGTTGATTGCCTGGTCTAGTCTAACTCTATGTGGCATTATAACCCCACCTCCCTCAGTGCTCGGCTTATGAATTCATCACTTCTGTTACTCGCCTGCTCAATGGCACGCTCGGCATACGGGTTCCCAGGTGTTCCTGGGTGCATTACCCTTCTCACTGGGTGTCTTGCCCCGTCCCAGTACAAGGCTCTCTTGTTCCTGGGCTCGATTATCCTCGGTGCAGTACCCTCATGCACTGCCGTGGCGTACTCGACTCCACTCCATATCCTGTATGATAGGTCGTCTACCTGGTCTAGCTGGAATGAGCCTGCAAGCCTACCGTGGTCTACGGGTGCCTCCTCTCGGATGTTTCCCCAAACCTCGGTGGCAGTGTACTTGATTGCCAGGGATATTGCCCGTCTGGCAGACTGTATTAGCTGGTCGAAGTCCTCCTGACTCCATCCTTCTATCCTTATGTCACTCATCAGGCCTCTCCCCCTCCACCAATAACTGTCATGCCGAACCTCGCCTTTCTGGGATACCTCTTGAGGTCATCCCGTATGGACGTGGTGAAAACCCTGTCATCCACCATCTGTATGGTGTAGTCGTCGACCTGAACGATGGTGCTCTCCCTCCTGAAGGAGGCCTGTGCCACCACGTTCGCACACACCCTCATGGCTATGTGGTCTATCCCTGGTGGCACCCCACCATCCTCCTTATGGAAGTCCCTGTTACGGTCTCGGTCGATTAAGTCCTTTATCTGGATTAACCACTTGGTGATTAGTTCCTCCAGGTCTTCATCGGTCTCCAGACCCAGGTCTCGGGGTTGCGTGCCTGTGTACTGTATTACATCTTTTGCACTACTGTATACCTTGCACACACCATTACCCCCTTTCCTTGAACTCCTCATACAACTCCTCGTGTGTCTGTCTGACGTGTGCCATTAGTCCTTGTCTGCTCTTACCTACATAGTCTTCACAGTAAGGGCATGCAAATTCTGGTACATCAGGTTTATCAGGCTCCACAGAATGGTTTGTGTTGGGTTCTTCAACCTCCACCTGGGTATTATCCCTTGGTGAAACCACTGCTAAGTCTGTGTGTGCCTTGATTTCAGCCAACTGATATTTACTAACGATAACGGTTGTGGTCTTCAGAG